TACTGTAACAGTCGTGAACCCTGGTTCAGGAAACAAATACTATTTAGATGGTATACTTATACCTTACATAACTTTATTTCCAGGATGCACATACGAGTTTAATCAAGATGACAGTTCAAATGCGACTCACCCATTAAGATTTGCAACACAAGCTGATGCAGCAGGATCATCGGAATATACAACAGGTGTTACAACAACAGGTACACCAGGTTCAGCAACTGCTTGGACTAAAATAGAAGTAACATCTTCTACACCTTTTGTTTTATATTTTTATTGCACAAACCATTCAGGTATGGGTGGAGAAATTAACATACCACCTAATATGACTATACCAGGCGATAGAGCATTACAGGCGGGTGGAGAATCACCATCAACTTCAAACATAGATTATCTAACAATATCTACAACGGGTAATGCAACAAAATTTGGTGATTTAATTGTTGCATCTTTTGATGGAATAAATTGTGTTGGAGGAACAACAAGAGCTTTTTTTGGAGGAGGTGCACAACCTGGAGGTTGGTCAGATAGAGTAATGGCTGTAAACTTTGCATCTAAAGGTAATTGTTGTGATTGGAATAATTTAACAGAAGCTCGAAGAGATGTTACTGCAACTGGTAACAGCATTAAAGGAATTTATGCAGGTGGTTCAAACCCAAGTAATAATGTAATTAATACAATACAACAATTTATACAATCCTCGCTTGGTAATTGTGTAGATTTTGGTGATCTAACAACAACAATAAAAAAAGCTGCTCCTTCACAATCACCTACACGAGGGCTTATAGGGGGAGGGGAAACACCTTCTTCTTCAGCTGTAATAGACTATATAACTTTTACTACACAAGGAAATGCTTCAGACTTTGGAGATCTTGCAGCTGCTACAGAATCTTTGGGTGGAAATTCAAACAGTACAAGAGGTTTATTCGGAGGAGGCTATGTTTCACCAGCCATAACTAATACAATAACTTATGTTACAATTGCTTCAACTGGTAATTCAACAGACTTTGGAGATTTAACACAGGCAAGACAAGCTTTAAACGGAGCATCTAATACTACTAGATGTGTTTTTATGGGCGGACAAGCTCCTTCTACTGTAAATACTATAGACTATGTAACAATTGGTTCTACAGGTAATGCTACAGATTTTGGAGATTTAACTTATACAACTACTGCAGGTGGTGGCGGAAATTCTAACGGTCATGGAGGTTTAGCATAATGTCTAATTCAGGAAAAATTTGGAACATGAAAGAAGTTTATAAAAAAATATCTGGAGATAACTGGACAACAGCTTATGTAGGCTCAACCGATATTGGTTTTGGTATGGGTGGAGAAGAAAATAGCTACACCAATATTATAGATTTTATAACTATAAACGCTGGTGGACAATTTGTAGATTATGGAGATTTATCAACACCAAGAACAGGTGGTGGTGTTTCTACATCAACAAGAGTAGTTCATGGTGGTGGTGATGTTCCTGGAGGAGTATCAAATGCAATTGAATATTTTGAAATAGCGGTCAAAGGAAATACAACAGACTTTGGAGACTTAACTGTTGCTAGAGGTAGAAACCCTGGAATAAATAATGACACTAGAGGTTTATTTTGTGGAGGTACTGATCCAAGTTATAACAATGTTATAGATTACATAACAATAGCATCAACTGGTAACGCATCAGATTTTGGTGATATGATTTCTCCTGCTTTAGGTGGTGGATCAAATAATGTAAACTCCACAACAAGAGGTGTTTCTATGGGTGGAGGTAACCCATCTAGATCTGACGTTATTCAATACATAACTTTTAGTTCAACAGGAAACATGACTGATTTTGGTGATATTGCTGCTGGAGGAACTCTTTTAAATGCAGGCGTATGTTCTTCTACAAGAGGAGTATATGGCGGAGGAAACGGAGGTGGAGGTACTAATCAAATGGGTTATATAACTATAGCTTCTACTGGTAACTCAACAGATTTTGGTGATCTAGCATACTCTCCTACAGAAGGATTGATAGGAATAAGTAATTCTACTTTAGGTTTATTTTGTGGAGGAGAACCAGGTCAAACAAATGTAAATAAAATAACAATTGCTTCAACAGGTAATGCAGTGGAGTATGGAAATTTGACTACAAGGCACTCTGAAGGAGCTGGAAGTTCTGGTTCTCACGGTGGACTTTCATAATTAATATGTTATACAGTCTCTATGAAAGAGATTATACAGTATTTTCCAACTACTTTTTATTATAAAGAAAACATATTATCTAATTTAGATAAATCAGATATAGTTAATTATTGTTTAGACATCAAACAGAAAACAAAAAAAGGTGGTTCTGAATGGTTAGTTAATACTTTTAATAGTTTAGGAACTTTAGATATAATTAAAGATAAAAATTTTAATAATCTCAATAAAGAAATATTAAAACATGTTAATATATATAACGAAACTTTAGGGTCAGATCATAAATATGAAAAATTATCTAATGGATGGTTTAACATATACAATAAAAACGATTATCAAGAATTTCATAATCATGCAGGTTATACTTTTTCAGTTATTTATTATGCACAAGTAGAAAATAATATTGAGGATAGATCTGCTACTATATTTAAACATCCTTATGAAGATATGAGACCACTCAAAGGAGTTGTAAGACTAAATCATTTATCTTATCAAACAGTCAAAATGAGACCAGAAAACAATAGTTTATTAATATTTAGAAGTTATTTACAGCATTACGTAGAAAAAAATAATAAAAATACTAGAATTACTTTAGCCTATAATATTGACTAAATTTTAATTAATGTTATATACAATTTACACATGAAAGAAGAACTATTACAGCTGTTTCCAACACCTTTATTAATTGTACCTTATGAAGAATCTATTGATAAAGAACTATCTTATTTAAAAACTATTAGTTATCGTGAACAACAATCTAATGGTAACTACAGATCTGATAATTCGTACTTGTTACGTAAAGAAGAATTAAAAAACATAAAAAACTTTTTAGGTGAGTCTGTCGATAAGTTTACTAAGAATGTTTTAAACTCAAAACAAAGATTAGTAATTACTCAATGTTGGGCCAATAGAAATCCAAAAGGCTCCAAGCATCATGAACACGTACATCCAAATAGTATTATATCTGGTGTAATGTATTTTCAAATAAACGAAAAACTACCACCAATACAATTTGCAAAAACAAACCAAGATGGTATGAAACTAGATCCTGAAAAATATAATCATGTAAATTCAGAATCTTTTATGTTGCCTTGTAAACCAGGTGAATTAATATTATTTCCGTCTTCACTAAAACATAGCGTGCCTATTAATCAAGGTGACGAAGATAGAATAAGTGTATCCTTTAATACTTTTAGTATTGATGTAATAGGATCAGAAAAATCACTAACTCATTTAGATATTAGGAGGTTAATGAATGAGCACAATTAAAAGTTATATATACGTAAAGAACCACATACCAAAAGAAGTATGTGAACAATTAATAGATGAATGCAATAATGGTATTTGGAAAAAACATACTTGGAATAATTATGCATCAGGCACAACATCATCTGAACCTACAAAAGAGTTAGATGTTATGAATTGCACTAAAGAACAACAAGTAAAGATAACACCATACTTAGTTAAAGCATTAAGTGAGTATCAAGAAAAGCATAGTACACCAGGAGAAAAGACTCAAGGACCATGGCTCAGTAAGTTTAGTCCAATAAGATTTAACAGATATCAAGTTGGCACCATGATGAGAGAACACTATGATCATATACACAGTATATTTGATGGTCAAATGAAAGGTGTTCCGATAGTATCTATTGTAGCTAATCTAAATGAAGACTATGAGGGCTGTGAATTTTATTGCAGAGGAGAGAAAATTGAGTTAAAAACAGGTGATATACTACTATTTCCATCTAACTTTATGTATCCGCATGAGGTAAGGGAAACAATAAAAGGCACCCGATACTCTTTTGTAAGCTGGGCTTTTTAATATATAATGAGGTTATATGTTACAAAAAATAGGTTTTCAACCAGGATTCAACAAACAAATTACAGAAACCACAGCTGAAGGACAATGGGTAGGTGGTGATAATGTACGTTTTAGATATGGTACACCTGAAAAAATAGGTGGCTGGTCACAGTTAGGTGAGTCAAAACTTACAGGAGCCGCAAGAGCTTTACATCATTTGGTTAACAAATCTGGTAACAAGTTTGCAATTATAGGCACAAACAGGATTTTATACGCTTACACAGGAGGTGTATTCTATGACATTCACCCTATCAAAACTACCACAACATTAACTAATGCATTTAGTACAACGAATGGTTCTGCAACAGTCACTTTAACATTTAGCACGGACCACGGAATACAAGAAAATGATATTATGCTTTTAGATAATTTTACAGCTATTACAAACTCTAACTACTCAGCGTCAGATTTTGATGATAAAAAATTTATGGTAAC